TCCTTGGTGTGTTTCTGATGCCGTTGTTCCGAATAACGCGTGACGACCGGGTCGTTCAGCCACTTCAGATAATGCGTCATATCCATACCGCGATGGATCATGGGTTCGGACAGGATCAGCCGGGCTGATCTGAGGGTGGGAGCCTGCATCAGGGAGCCTTCTTTGTCTTGCGGGCCCTCTTTCCGAGGTCGGGGTGCATCTGAATGGCGTGTTCAATCAGATGGAGTAAGTTCCAGAGGGTGCTTTTGATGTAAGGGGTGTTGGCGTCGTAGTCGCCAAGACGGTGGAGTTCAGCCCAACGACGTTGGGTGTCGTCACGCAGTCTGCGAAGGTCTTTGATGTTCATAAACCCATCTTGGGGAGACAGTTTGTCTAAATTAAGGCAGGCGCTATAATGGCCCCATGAATGATCTCCTGCGTTCAGAAATAGCCAGAAATGTGACACTGGCGACCGCCAAGCTTCGTGAAAAGGCTGAAGCCCGGGCCATGGAGGGAGATTTACTCTCCTTCGTGCGCTATGTCTGGCCGGTTGTGGAACCAGCCATCCCCTTTGTGGAAGGGTGGGCGATTACCGCCATTGCCGAGCATTTACAGGCTGTCACCAAGGGCGAAATAAGGAGGCTCTTAATTAACGTTCCACCTGGCTTTACCAAGGCGATAACTTACGAAACCCTGGTCCCGACCCTTGGCGGCTGGAAACCTCACGGGGCATTGAGAATTGGGGACTATGTTTTTGGGCCAGATGGCTTGCCCCGGGTGATCACCAATCGTACGCCCAATGTGCTGGAACCATGTTACGAGATTACATTTGACGATGGTTTAAAGATTACGGCTGGCGCCGCTCATGAATGGGCGATTGAAAGAGATTTTCCCAATCAAAACCATGATGGAAGAGGAAAGTGGGGCAGAAAGTCCTTAATCGTAGAGACCAGAGACCTCCTTGTTGGTAAGGGGCGCCAGCGGTCAGATCGCATTCCTATGTCCGCTCCTATTCAATTCCCGCGTGCCGATCTCGAAATTGAGCCATATTTGTTGGGATATTGGCTTGGTGACGGAGATGCTGGTTTGGCAGTTATCTATTGCGGGAAAACGGATTTGGCTCATGTAGAAATCCTTGGGCGGGAAGTGGTGGGTACTGGAACCGCCCACCGAGTTCAAATAGATGATCTAAAAGAACGACTTCACTATTTTGACCTTGTCAAAAATAAACATATTCCGGAGGAATATTTTGAGGGTAGTGTAGCCCAGCGCTGGGAACTTGTTCGTGGTCTTATGGATAGTGATGGTCAGGCTGACATAGATCGAGATGGTCAGGTAAGATGCAGATTTACTAGTGAAAATGAAAAGATCATCGATGGGTTGCATAGGATTTTATCCAGCCTTGGCATCAAGGCCTCTCGTAATGGCAATAGGTTAAGGTTTACGCCGCCACTTGGCGCTAAGGTATTTAAACTAGAAAGAAAACAATCTCGTCTCGACGCCAGAAAAATACCGCCCCGCGCAAGTCGCATTGGGTATCGATATATAAAATCTGTGGTTCCGATTGGTCAGAAAGTCGTCAATTGTATTGAAGTAGATGGGGGCATTTATGTTGCAGCAAGTCATTGTTTTGTAACGAGAAATTCACTTCTTACAAACGTCTTCTGGCCTGCGTGGGAATGGGGTCCGCAGAATCGACCATGGTATCGCTATGTCTGTGCTTCCTATTCGAACCATCTGACAGAGCGCGATAATTTGCGCTGCCGCAATGTCGTCATGAGTGAGCGCTACCAGCGGCTTTGGCGGGGCCGGTTTCGTATCTCCAATGAGCAGTTCACCAAAGTCAAGTTCGCCAATGATCAGACCGGATGGAAGCTCGCGACGTCGGTCGGCGGCATCGGCGTCGGTGAACGCGGAGACCGCTTTGTAATCGATGATCCGAACAACACCATGATGATGGAAAGTGAAGCGGTGCGTTGGACCACAAATAAGTGGATTACCGAAGTTGTGCCAGAACGTCTGAATAACCCCAACGAAAGTGCCATTGTCGTGATACAGCAGCGGCTGCATGAGGAAGATGTGTCCGGCGTCGCGTTGGATAATGATCTCGGGTACACGCATTTATGCATCCCCATGTACTATGTGCCAAACGGGATGGTATGCGGCTATGATGTTGAAGGAAAGATCAGAAACTTCGATCTCTGGGATGACCAAGAAATTCCCCCGGAGAAAGTCTTTTGGGTCGATCCCCGTCACAATGAAGGTGACCTTGCGTGGCCGGAACGGTTTGGCACGGAACAGTGTGAAGAAATTCGGCATGCCAAGAAAGAGTATGCATGGTCCGGTCAGTACCAGCAAAGCCCTGAAATCCGGGGTGGTTCAATCATTCGCCGCGACTATTGGCAAACTTGGGATGCGCCTAAGTTTCCTGAAAACATTGAGTACATTCTTGCTTCTTTGGATACAGCCTATACCGAAAAACAGGAGAACGACGCCAGCGCCTTGACGATCTGGGGCTTGTTCAGGGACGCCAACCGGAACCCGAAATTTATCCTGTTGCACGCTTGGAACGAACGTCTGGAAATGCATGCGCTGGTCAATAAGGTCATCCAATCTTGCGCAGGTGATCTGGCAACCGGCCGTCCGCCGGTTGACAGACTTCTGATCGAAAGCAAGGCGTCTGGCTTGTCTGTCAGTCAGGAAATCAGGCGTCTGATTGGCTTTAACGGCCTGTTTGGCATCGAATTGGTCAATCCTGGCAAGGGCATGGTTGACCGGGACAAGGTGGCGCGAGCGCACAGCATCATTCATCTATTTGCGGATGGGATGGTTTACACGCCAAAGGGCATCACTTGGGCTGATCAGGTCATCAACCAGTGCGCCGTCTTCCCGAAAGGCACCCATGACGACCTGGTTGACAGCGTGACCATGGCTATGCGGTACTTGCGCGACTTTGGCTATGCCCTGACCCGCGAAGAGGCCAGATACGAGATTGAGGAACAATACAGGTATAGACCCAGAATGGGCGTGTTATATCCGTGTTGATGTAGGGCGGTATCATGGTTAGTCGGCTTGATCCACTGCTTTTACCAGATCCCCAACGACCTAACCCTTTTAAATTGCCGAGTACCATTGATCTCGGCAATCCCACAGGGATGGCTACGACGATCCATAACGGTGTGGGACATACAGAAAATCCAGACGGGTCGCTCACTCTGGACTTTAAGCCAAGGATGAACGGACATGCCAAACCAAAGTGGTTTGGCAACCTTGCGGACGACATCGAACCGGGGGAACTGGCGCGGATTGCATCGGAACTGCTTGAAGGGATTCAGAACGACGATGATTCACGGCGAGACTGGCTGGATACCCGTTCACGAGGTATCGCCCTATTGGGACTCAAGCTTCACGAGCCTACAGGTGAGGTTACGGCAGAGGGTGTCTCTAAAGTCCAACACCCCCTACTGCTCGAAGCTGTCCTCAGATTTCAGGCCACAGCTAGAGGTGAACTATTACCTGCCTCCGGTCCTCTTAAGATACGAAACGACAATCCAATTCCGCCCAAGGAGTTGACGCAGCCACCAGTTCCACCGCCGCCCCCGCCACCCCCGCCGCAATTAGGTCAGGGTCCGATGCCACAAGGACCCGGTGGTCCACTTCCCCCACCTTCCGGCGGACCACCGATAGGAGGTGGGCCCCAGCCTGCACCTCCCGTACCGCCCGGAGGGAGGCCATTACCTCCCGGTCCACCTCCGGGCGGGATGCCCGGTATGCCGCCTGGAATGCCGCCGGGTGGAGCGCCACCCCAACCACCGCCCCCGCCAACCGGGCTGATGGCGCCGCCCAAGCCGGTCATTCCCGGGATCATGTCGCAGCACTCCGACGAAATGGCGGAAGCGTTGGAAACCGGTCTGAACCATTGGCTGATGACGGTTGCGACTGAATATGTTCCGGATACGGACAGGATGCTGTTCTGGATCGGCGCTGGTGGGCAGGGCGTCAAGAAAGTCTACAACGATCCGATCAAACGGCGGCCGGTCTCGGAAAGTATCGACGCCGAAGACCTCATCGTGTCCAATGCCGAAAACAACCTTGAGAACTGCGGACGGATCACGCACCGCATCAAGATGCGTCCATCCTATTTGAAAAGGATGCAGATCGCCGGAGCTTACCGGGACAATCTGGACTTGATGCCAACCCAGTACCCTATGGAGGACCCGGTCACCGAGAAAAAGCGGGAGATCGACGGCATCAAGCAAGTTGTCAAGCGACCGCAGGATTCGGAACACGAGATCTATGAGTGCTACTGCGAACTCGATATTGCGGGCTTCGAACATAAAAGCAGATCGGGAAAGATCACCGGGCTTCAACTTCCCTATGTTGTCACGATTCACAAAGAAAGCCGTCAAATCCTCGCCCTTCGCCGCAATTGGGACGAAGACGATAAGATGTGCATGGCTCGGGAGTACTTCGTTGATTTTCCATTCGTTCGTGCCCTTGGATTCTACGGCATTGGTCTCATTCATATCCTCGGCAACATCACCACTGCCCTTACGGCCGCCCTCCGTATACAACTTGATGCCGGAATGTTCGCATCCTTTCCGGGTTTTATTTACAAGAAGGAGTACGGCAGGCAGCTAACCAACCTGTTCCGGGTGCCGCCGGGCGCGGGTGTCGCACTGGACACCGGTAACCTGCCCATCCAGCAAGCCATCATGCCGATCCCTTACAAAGACCCCGGTGCGGCCTTTGTGAACTTGACGCAAAATCTGGAGCAGCTGGGCCAGCGCGTTGGTGGCTCCGCACAGGTCGATATCGGCGAAGGCAACGCCGAAACCCCTGTCGGTACCATCTTGGCCATGATCGAGCAAAACACCAAGGTCATGGATGCTGTCCATAAAAGG